CTGAACACTTGAACGCAAAGTTCCCCGAAGACAACATTCGGGCGCGAGACATTCTGCTTTTCGGGTTCTAACCTATGTCCCTGCTTCTCGCCGGTACTGCTGGCGCAGCAGCGTACACACTTACAGCCAACTCAGGTAGTTATACCCTTACAGGGGTAAGTGCATCCCTGCTTAAAAGCAAGGTTCTAGTAGCGACGGCTGGAAGCTATACCTATACGGGTGTAGCGGCATCACTTCTAAAGAGCAAAGTAATTACTGCAAACGCAGGTAGTTACACCTATACCGGACAAAGTGCGACCATCCTTAAAACAAGGATAGTTGTAGCAAGCGCAGGCTCCTATGCGCTGACAGGACAATCGGCTACGTTGCTAAAAAACAACGTATTGAATGGGGATGTAGGTTCTTACTCAATGACGGGTAAGGACGCTACTTTTACTTATGTTCCGGCAGGAGCCAATAATTACAACGTAGTTGCCAATGCAGGTTCATATTCCCTGACTGGTGTAGATGCTACGATACTTAAAACCTATGTAGTTACAGCAGATGCGGGAGCCTATAATTACACCGGAGTATCGGCTACCATTGTTTTCTCTGGTGCTGCAAGTACAAGATTGAAGTATTGGGATGGGTCAGCTTGGCAAGCAAAAACCCTGAAAGAATGGGATGGTTCAACGTGGCAAACAAAGCCTCTCAAGGCTTGGAATGGAACAGATTGGGTATGACACCAATACAGCAAAAAGCCTTTGAAGATAGGCTTTCAATGTGTACCAGCGATGGCTGGAAAGATATGCTGGAAGAACTTGCAGAGTTCAAAAATGCACTGAATAACGTCAGTGGAATCTCTACCATCGAGGAATTGCATATCCGAAAGGGTAAATTGGAGCTAATTCAGTGGTTTGAGTCACTTTATGACGTTTCCAGAGAAACCTATGAGGAACTGAAAAATGATGAGCAATGAATGGCATAACGCTATGAAAGTAGCTTTTTATGAAGGTCGAACTTCAAAATCAGTCCTAGATAACCCATACTGGAAGAAATATCCTGTTTCGGAAGAACAAGCAGAAGAAAGCAGGGCCAGGCATTGGGTTGATGGGTTTTATTCGAGGATAAAAGATGAAAATACTAATTGATTTCCAATGTCCAGAGTGTAAGGCTACCTTTGAGAAGTTAGTAAACACTCACTTACATTCTATCGAGTGTGAATGTGGTGGTTTGGCAAATAAAATCATCAGTATGCCGACTATTAAGCTAGATGGAATTTCAGGTGATTTCCCTAGTGCATCAGACCACTGGGCAAAAATAAGAGAGGAACGACACCGAGTAAGCATGAAAAAGAGCTACGCTAGAACCTGACAGTTGCCATCTTTGCCCCTTTCGAGGGGCTTTTTTTCGTCCTGTCACTTAATTACCTGAATTTAAGTTGGTGAGTACTTGCACACTTAAATAAATAGGCATATTATCCAAACAGCCTCCGAAAAGCGGTAAATCGCCGGAGTTGTTTAACCGATAAGCCGAAAGGTCGGAAATATGGCAGATGTATTGGACGAAGATAAGGGCGAGCTAGAGGTTGTTGAAGAACAAATAGCGGAAAAGCCAGCGGATAAGCTCTCTGACGACCCAACGTACAGAGGTAAGGCGATTGAAGATGTTATCCGAATGCACCAGGAAGCTAAAAAGGTCATTGACCGGCAGGCTTCTGAGGTGGGCGAAGTACGAAAACTAGCTGACGAACTTATCAAGTCACAACTTTACAAAGAGCCAGTAAAGACAGAGAAGCCTGTTGAAGTAGATTTTTTTGAGAATCCGCAAGAGGCAGTTCGTAGGGCTGTATCAGAACACCCTGACGTGTTGAGTGCTAAACAACAAGCGCAGTTGACACGGATGGGCATGGCGAAACAGCAGATGGATAAGTTGCATCCTGACCGGATGGAGATTGTGCAGAGTCCTGAGTTTCAGGCTTATGTCAATGCAAGCCCGGTTCGGCAAAGGCTATACCAAGCTGCTGATAACTATGACGTTGAGGCCGGTAACGAATTGCTGACGACTTTTAAGGAATTGAAGGCTGCGCGAACCAAGGTAATGTCTGATGGCGAGAAAACCGCCAGAGATAAAACCCTGCAAAGTGCGTCAGTAGATTCTGGTGGTTCTGGCGAGTCCTCTAAGAAGATTTACAAACGCAGTGCTCTCATTCAGCTTCGATTGCGTGACCCTAACGCCTTCGCCGCACGTAGAGCCGAAATTGAACAAGCATACGCTGATGGCAGGGTCCGATAGGGTTATTTTGGTTAAATAACTTTTGAAGGATTTATCATGGGACTCGGAACAGCACACAGTACAGTAACCACTCAAGACAAGTGGATTCCCGAACTCTGGGAAGATGACGCGATTGCCACCTACATGGCAAAAACCGTCATGCGTAATCATGTCACAACGATGACGCACGTCAAACACAAGGGCGATACGATTCATATTCCGGCTCCGGGCCGTGGTAGTGCATCGTCTAAAGTGGCTTCTTCGCAGGTTACTCTGATTGCAGATACGGCACTTGAAGTGCTTATCTCGATTAACAAGCACTATGAGTACAGCAAACTGTACGAAGATATTGCCGATATGCTGGCCCTGAACGGCATGAAAGACTTCTATACGAAGGACGCTGGTTATGCTCTGGCTCGTCGGGTTGATGCAGAACTTCATAAAGTGATGGCTACCCTGCAAGGTGGTTCTATCGCTGGTGCGACCAACTTGTTTGAAAAAGGCGTTATTGGCGGTGACGGTACGACCAACTTCTCTGGTACTACCCCCGGTAACGGTACGGCGCTGACGGATGCTGGCCTACGCGCTGCCATGCAGACACTTGAGGACCAAGACGTTAATACCGGCGAATCAGTATTGGTTATTCCTCCGACTGTCCTGAAAACTCTGCGAGGTATCTCCCGCTTTACCGAACAAGCCTTTGTCGGTAATGGTGAGGTTATCAAGACTGGCCGGATGGGTAATCTGTACGGCGTCGAGGTCTTTGGCTCCAGCCTGTGCCCTTGGATTCACGTCAACAGCGTGACCTCCACTCAGTCCGTGACTTTCACTTCTACTGCTCCTACTGGCGCGTCTTTTGTGGATGATTTCGGTCTGACTGTGGACTGGTCAACTTCCAGCCCGACTGATGCCAAGTTCCGCGCTTGCGCTCTGTTCCACCCCGATGCAATGATGCTTGCAGAAGCACAAAGCGTCCGTGTTCAGCAACAGTACAAGCAAGAGTACCTTGGTTATCTGGTTACGTCAGATACCATCTTTGGTACTGCTGAATTACGCGACTTTGGCGGTATCTCGATTATAGTACCGGCCTGAGTGACTACGTAGGGTTTCATATAATCACGTATAATACTTTCCATGTCTAACCACATGGAGTAGAAAATGAAAGATGATGAAACCCTACGTAAACAACGAGAGTACCAAAAAGAATATAGGCTAAGAAATCTTGAGAAATCACGTGAGCAAGAAAGGAAAAGAGCTGCTAGCGGAAGGAATGCATCACGTGAGGCTTATAACGCATATATGCGCGAATGGGGCGCTAAAAACAAAGAGCGCTTAAATGAGGCCAGAAGGAAAAGGTTAAAAACTGATCCAAAATATGCAGAGAAACAAAGAGAAAAGGATCGTGAACGATACGCAAATAATCCATTAAGTCGTCGGAATACGTCTATTAAGACTAAGTATGGAATCACTCTTGATACGTACAATTCGATGTATGAGTCACAAAATGGGAAATGCGCAATTTGTGAAGGCTCTTTTGAAAGTGGAAGTAGGCGTGGTTTAGTAATAGATCATTGCCATACTGAAGGAAATGTTAGAAGGTTACTTTGTCGTCAATGCAATACTGGTCTTGGTCAATTTAAGGACTCTGTAAGTTTGCTTGAAAAAGCGATTAAATATTTGAAAGGTTAATCATGGCTACAACCGTAAGTCAAGGAAATCGGCAGTTTCAAGGTGCATTTAGTGAAACTTGGTTTGTCACTGAAAGCGCATTGAACTTTGCTAACGCTGCTGTCGGCTCAGGTACTTTTGCCTCTGTCGATATTACTGTCCCCGGTGTCGCTTTGGGCGATGTTGTGTTCGGGATTGCTGTTGGGGTTGATACTGTTGATGCTGTTATTGGTGGTGCGGTGACTGCGGCTAATGTCGCTACGCTGACACTTCTGAATAACAGTGCTGGTGCTATCGACCTTGCTTCTACAAGCTGTAAATTCATTGTCGGACGCCCGGCTTGGTAAACAACACCCCCTTCGGGGGGTTTCTTTTAGGATAAACAATGCTCCAACTTAAATCTAATGTGACCGGCAAGATTATTGAGGTCGATGAGATTGATGCCCATTGGTATGAAGGACATGAGGAGTATGAAAAACTAAATGCTCAAACCACAGAAACCATCGAAGCAAAACCGTCCAAAGAAGCGGCCATCGAAGTAAAGAAACGTGGTCGTCCCCGTAAGATTCACTAAGGAAACATCATGAAAAAGAAATCTGGCAAGAAACCACCGAAAAAGTGCTAAATGACCTATCTGGAAATTGTCAATGATGTGATGGCTAGACTTAGAGAGTCTAGTGTTGCTTCACCGACTGCGACTACTTACTCAACTCTGATTGCCAAGTACGTCAACGATTCAAAACGGCAAATAGAAAACGCATGGAATTGGGAGGCTCTGTATCAGACTATCCCAATTACTACCGTTGCAAGTACCCATCTTTACACGATTACAGGTTCTGGAAAGACCCAGAAAGACGTAACCGTATTTGATGCGACAAACCGAGTCCAGTTAAAAAATGTTCCTTTGGAGTGGATTCTAAAGCAACAACAGTTGACTACTGTTCAGACAGGTCCGGCTTTTTACTACGCATGGGCAGGTAACAATGGCACAGATAGCAAAGTTGAACTTTTCCCCACTCCAAACGGTGTGGCGACTATTAACTTCAATATGTACGTCCCCCAAGTGGACCTATCTGCTTCTGGTGATGTATGCCTTGTCGATGGAGTTGCTGTTGCTCTCGGCGCATACGCTCGTGCCATTGTTGAGCGTGGTGAAGATGGCGGTATCGCTTCTAGCGAAGCTGGTGCGCTTATGAAAACTCATGTTAATGACCTGATTTCTCTGGAAGCAGGTAGAAACATGAAGTATGGTGAATGGTGTGCAGTTTAAGGAAAAATCATGGGCATGATGCAAAACGAACAAGTAACTATCAAGATTAGTCCTGATGGTCAACCAATGACGCTACCGATTAGTCAAATTATGCAGATGCCGCCTGATTCAATCATGCGCTTGGCTCAGGTAAATCCTGGCCCTGTTGGTGAACTTCTTCAAAAGATGGTTATGCAAATGCAACCTCAAGAAGACCCTAATTACCAACAAGGTAGCGTTCCTACTATGGACTCACAAGGCAATCGTTACTACAAGCCACAAAATCAACCCGGATATGTACAGAATGTCCAACAACCTCAGAACTGGGGAAATGTAATTGATCGTCGGATAGAAGGTACACCTGGTCTGCGTTATCCGTGAGGTTTGTAATGGGAATGATGTTAGAACATACTAAGAAACAGGCTTATGAAGATGTTTCAAAGTTGAATACTCCACAGGAAACGATAGAAAGTATTACTGATAGAGAGCAAAAAGGCAAGATTCCAAAGTACATGGCAGACCACTTGAGGTCGCAGGTTCCTTCTGATATTGGCAGTTTTATTGAATGGAAACACAAAGTTTTAAGGTCGCTAAATGCTTGAAGTAATCCAAGACAACCTGCCTGCTGTTGATATGAAACAGTATGTATATGCGTTGCAGGATGAAATGTTAAAACTGCCTCCTTATCAGCCTTTGACCAACCATTATTTCCACGGCGGTATGTATTGCCGTGAGGTCTATCGTGATGCGGGTGTAACGGTGGTAGGAAAAGTCCACAAGAAGGAACATTTCTACATAGTGACTAGCGGGACTATTTTGGTAACGACTGATACCGGAGTTCAGAGATATTCTGCTCCTATGGTGATTTTAAGTATGCCTGGAACTAAACGGGCGGTCTATGCAGAGACTCCTGCTGTTTGTCTAACAGTTCATAGAACAGATGCAAAAACAGTAGAAGAAGCAGAGAAAGAATTGGTGGAATATGAGGAAAACAGTATGTACGACTCAAACAATGTCCTGAAAGTTAAACAAGAGGTTTTATCATGAGCTGGTGGGCTGTTGGAACTGCTGCTGTTGGAGTTGTCGGCGGGATGATGGCATCAGACTCAGCGAAATCTGCTGCTGAAAAACAAGCACAAGCACAACGGGATGCAGCAAATGCCGCTGCTGATGCTAGTCGTTTCCGTCCGGTAGGAATTACTTCTCGTTTCGGGACTTCAAACTTCCAGAAAGACGCATCTGGTAATGTAATCGGGGCAGATTACAGCCTTTCTCCAGAAATGCTGGCGCAGCAAAATGCGCTTATGGGAATGTCCCAACAAGGACTAAACCAATATCAAAACTCCTTTGCTGACACGGCCCAGATGGGCGTAGGCGCTCAACGAATGATGGGATTGGGTAATCAGTATCTGCAAACAGACCCACAAGCCCAAGCAGCCAAGTATATGGCTGACCAACAGGCATTACTACAACCCGGTAGAAATCAGTCTCTTGCTGAACTGCAAAACAAACTACAACAGCAAGGACGGATGGGAATTGCTACGGGCGCAGATGCTTCTACGGGAATGCTGGCGACAAACCCTGAAATGGCTGCTTATTACAATGCACAGAGAATGCAAGACCTTCAACTAGCCGCAAATGCTACTCAAGGAGGACAACAATACGCTCAGTTCGG